GGTCGTGCCCGGGAGTACCGGGGCCAGGCCCGCCAGGGCAACGGTGACGTTGCCGCCGGGCTTCTGGGGCCAGGGGAGTGCGGACGTGAAGTAGTCGTGCTTTTTGTTGCGCTTGCGCTTGAAGTACAGGTCGCCCCCGACGTAGGTGGCATCGTCGGTGGGGACGGTGAGGCTGTTCTGCAGGTTTTGGTCGCGGAACCACTCGTTGTAGATCAACGAGTAGCTCCTGAAGGGCAGAGCGTTGACGGTGATCTTTGCCGAGAGCTCGCCCTCGATGGGAAGGCCGAAGTAGTCGCCGAGCTCGTAGGGCGTGAAGCCCGTGGCGTTGTTGGTGTTGTTGCTTTCGATCTGGGGCACGGTGTAGTCGATGTGATCCGACGGATTCTTCCGTTCGCCCATCATCTTCACCCAGTTGTCCCAGACCAGGCGGTTCGGGACGAAGAAGAAGAAGCTCTCCAGGGTGATCCGATCCATGATCGGGAAGATGGGCGTAGAGAGGCGCGCGAAGAGTGCCATCTCGCCGCGCCAGTCGTCGCCGGGGAGCACCTCGTCGACGAACACCGGGATGAGGTAGTCGAAGTCGAAGGTGGTCTTATGGGCGTGCCTGGTCGTGAACTTGGAGCGCGGGACAGATGCCCGCTGCACCATCGCGAACTGCGATTGCTCGACCGGCGGGAGATTGCGCTGGTTAAGCATTGGCGAGGGTCTCCTGGATGTCGACGAACTCGGAGCCAGTGGCGATTACGACGGGGACGTTGGGCGTGATGATGCCTTCGTCGTCCATCGTGCCCAGGCGGAGGAGCTGGTAGTCGTTGGCGTGACGGCCGAGCACGTTCTTATCGCGAACGGCTTCGGCGAAGATGCGCGTGATGACGGCATCGTTCTTTCCCGAGAGGACGGGGCCAGTGACGGCCTCGCTCACGGTGTCATAGACCATGTAGAGCGTCTGGGGCATTGGCGGTTTTTCTCCTGGTGAGGTTGCGCTGTTGGTTGCGTTCGGCCACGCGTTGCCGAGCTGCCAGTTGGCCGTAGTCTGGCGGTCGTTGGTTGTCCTGGCGAGCTGCCAGGGCGGACTCATGCGCCTGGGGGAATTCTGCCTCCAGGATTTTCATGTAATAGCGCGGGATGCTGACCTTTTTGCCGTCGCAGGTGACGGCGTAGCCCAGGGCGAAGTCTTCCGGGTACTTCCGAAGGTAGGCCGCGCCGAGCCCAGGACGCAAGCTGCATCGGATGAAGGGCTTACGACGGACAACGCCGTCGTTGTCACAGGGGCCTGCTACGCCCCATTTCTTCAGCGTGTATTGCGCGACGTAGCGCGCGGATTGCGGGGTCACAGCCCCGACAGAGACGTACCCCTTCCCCCATACCTTCGCGAGTGCCTGGCTTTTGACGAGCTGGTCGCGGAGTTGAATCCCGTCAGTGACTGCCAGGCCGAAGATGATTGCATGGTAGTGTGGGCGACCGAGCTGGTCGCCGTATTCCGCTGCTGCCAGGTAGCGGATTTTGTTGCCTCGCAAGCCAGGGGTCGGCTTGCGGAGTGCGTTGCGCAAGTCGACGAAGAACTTGCGCAGGTGGTTGGGATCGACGTTGCGATCCCTTGGGAGGTGTTGGTCATCGTAGGTGAGGGTCACGAAGCTGTTGTCTTCGTGGAGGGCGGCTTCGTGGATGGCCCGGATTGACCAGGCCAGGGAGCGGTCTTGCATACACCCGAGACAGCCGCCGCAGGGGAGGTGGAATTCGGTCTCTCCCCAGGGTGGGTAGAGCCGGATCCGGCTGCCCTGGTAGGCAGCCGGAACAGGATGGAAGCAGGACATTAGAGGCGGAACCCGCCTCGAGCGATCATGAAGTTTTCGCGGCGCGACTTTTTGTTGTTGGCGTTGAAGCTTCTGACTGACTTGGACTTATTGACTGAGTGACGCATTGGCTATCTCCTGATGGGAGTTGAAGTTGCGCCGCGTACACATACGGCGTACTGAGAAAATAACTGCTAACTGCTGGTTTTGGATACCTCAAGTCGTTGTGGCGTAATGACCAACCCTCCTAGCACCATACTATCTAGTAGGTATGGTGCTTTTTGGGGGGGCTGAGCTCCTAGCGGTCTGGAAAGCTCTAGAAGCCCCTCAGAGCGACGATCGCCCTTGGGGCGGGGTAAGACCCCGCCCTGGGGGCGTTCGTTCGTTGGCGGGCCCTTGCACCTCTCAGAATCGCTATCGGTGGGGCCCGTGATGGAAGCGCGGGCGCAGCCCGCGAGGGTTACGGCGGCGAAGCCGCCTACCAGCTGCTTACGCAGCCGGGGGGTTATCCGGGGGTGGAAGGGGCGGAGCCAGGCCGAGAGCACGGGCTTCGTCCAGGTTGCGAGGATCCGCCAGGAAGTCGATGACCTGGGCGGGGTCGTGGTTGAAGCGGAAGCGGAGCTCCGCAGGGAGGAGCTGGAAGGCATGCGCCGCACGCGCGACGCGATCCTGGGCGTCGCGGAGATCCATGCCCATATCGAACTCGCCGTAGTGGCGAGGGTCAAACGGCGTGACGGGCGGAGCCATGCCCACGCCGAACCGCGCAGCGACGCGGTAGGGCTCCGCCTGGTCGCGGAAGCCCTGCTGCGCGAGTGATGGGCCGAAGTCCGTGGAGCGTGAGCGTTCGCGGGAGAGCCGACGCAGCTGGGCGTCGGCGACGGGCCAATCCATAGGTGAGTCTCCACGTGAGGATGAGGCATACGAAGCCGATTACCAGCGCGGCTTGCCAGAGCCAAGACCACGCTTTTTGAGCCATGAGGCACCCTTCTGGCGCTTTGCGCGGAAGTTGTCGCGCCACTCCTGGAGCTTTTCGCCAGGATTGACGATGGGGAGTTTCGAGAAGGCGTCCACCAGGTCGGAGAGCTGCTGACTGCCCGTGGATGCCTTGCGGAGCCAGGGGAGGAAGACGCCGCCCAGGGCTTTGCCGATGTCGCCCTTCGTGGATGCCCAATCGATGTTGGCCTCCGAGAGGGCGTTCGCGAGTTTCACGGCGACGAGTCTGTCCTCGAGGGAGCCCGTGGCGAAGATGTTGTCGAGCTGCTTCGCGATGCGATCCAGGCCGGGGAGATGCTTGCGGTCGCCCCAGGTGTCGGTGAGCTCGCGGAGCTGTTGCCTGGCGAGGTTGGCCTTGGCGGCGATCTCCTGGGCGGAGCTGGCCTTCAGGTCGATGTCGGCCTTTGCCAGGGCGGCGCGGAGTTGGAACTCCGGATCGATGAGCCCGCCCCTGGTGGCCTCGTTGTTGGCTTCGACGTCGTTTTTGCGTGCCTGGCTACGCATGAGCTCGACCTGGGCGAGGTTGGCCATCTGGCCCGTCGCCTGGAGCGCGTTTTCTACGAGCGCAGTCGAGCCGGTCGGGGAGGATGCCCCGGAGCCCCCGTGGCCGTAGGCCAGGGCGGGGTTGAGCCCCGCCTTTTGGAGATCGGTGACGGCGCGCTGGAAGCTGGTGTTGCTCATGCGCTCCTGGAAGCGCATTTGCTCGCGCGCCAGTTTGACGTTTTGCCGGTTGGCAGATACCTGACCGGCGAAGTTGAGCCCGCCGGCGATGCCGGCGAGCCCGAGGGTGATCGGATCCATTAGAACCTCGTAAGACCCGGGGTGGAGCGCAGCGGCATGGGCCGCGTGACGGAGATCGTGAAGGCGCTGTCGAAGAGCACGGCCTGGTTGGCCGAGAGATCGCCAGCTGCCAGGGCGCGACGGATCGGGGTCTTCTGCTGAATCCAGGTCGCGTTGAGTGTCGGCAGGGAGGCGAAGTCTTCCGCCAGGTGCCAGGCGTCGAGCGTACCCGCAGCATTGCTGCGGAACATGCCGGTAATGCGCGAGGGGCGGTAACGGTACTCCGCCCAGGCTTCCTGGTAGCCGAAGACTTCCTCGTCCTGGGGCGTGCCCTGGACGTAGATCTCTTCGTTGTAGATCGGCTGTTCGCCCAGGAAGGCGAACTCCGGCCAGTAGTATTCGAAGCGCGTCTCGCGCGTCCACATGCGATGCACACCCTGCTGATAGGTGAGATCGCCGGTGACGTTCACCAGGCCGATGATGAAGCCGTGCTCCGTGGCGGTGTAGCTGAAGTCGTGCTCGTCGGCGGCGACGCCGACTGCGCCCAGGGAGCCGATGGGGTTGGCGGTGTAGCCCGCCTCAGGGTCACGGGCGGTGCCGGACGTCTGGGGAATGGCCTGGGTCTGGAAGGTGGTGCGGCCTCCGCCGATGTACTCCGGACGCTGGAGTCGCGCGTCCTCCGGATAGACGCCGAAGTGGGAGCGCAGGAGCTCCGTGTAGCGCGTGCCGCCGCGCGCGTCGGCCTCGAGGAGGTGCTGCGTGGCGATGCCCAGGCGGAGGTCGTTGAGGACTACGCCGGTGGCGTCGGTGAGGTTGGCGAAGAGGTTCGACGGGTAGAGCGAGCCGGTCGTGGCCGGGGCGCCCGCCGAGACTTTCGTTGTGCCGTTCGTGCTGTCGACGGTGAGCGTGCCACCGATCGGCAGCGGGTTGATGCCGGATGCCTCACGCCACTGTAGCGCGTTCTGCGTGTAGTTGATGGTCGTGCCCGGGAGTACCGGGGCCAGGCCCGCCAGGGCAACGGTGACGTTGCCGCCGGGCTTCTGGGGCCAGGGGAGTGCGGACGTGAAGTAGTCGTGCTTTTTGTTGCGCTTGCGCTTG